CGAGCGCCTCCTCGCGCGAGAGCAGCCGGGCGGCCACCGGCTCCAGCTCGTACTCCGCCCCCACCGGCGAATCGGGCGGTAGTTCGTCCTCGGGCAACGGCTGCACGCGGAGCTCGGGGCGGACCGCCCGGAACCAGCCGACGGGAACCGTCCGCAGGAGCGTGGCCACGGCCGCCTCGCGGGAAGCGAAGAGACTCGAGCGCAGCTCCGTTCGCATCGTGGCCATCGCCCGGTCGGCGGCGTCCTCGATCGCATCGCGGGCGCCCCGGGCAGCCCGCTCGACGCCCGGCGTGTCCGCGGCGACCCCCAGCAGGTCGCGCAGTAGGCGATCGTACACCCGCCCGACGTTGACGGCGGCCCGTTCGGCGTTGCCCAGCCGCTCCACTTGCTGTTGGTGGAGCCGCGAAGCGATGCGTTGGTCGATGACGCTCGGCATGGCGGCTTACTCCTCGTCCCCTTCGCCTGGATCGTCATCGCCCCCGTCGCCGTTGTTGCCAGGCTTTTTCTCGCCAGCCGCCAGTTGCGGAGGCGGGCCGACATACCCCGTCTCGCGTTCCTGCTCCTGCTCTCGCTGGTCGCGTTCGTCGGCGTAGTCCAGCCCGTGGCGGCCGGCGAACGTCTGCCGGCTCATCACCTTGTTGCTGTAGAGCACCTGGTCGGCTTGGGCGTCCTGGAGTCGGTTGCGGGTCTGCACTCGCGGTCCGTCGGCGTCGATCTCGACCAGGTCGAGTGTATCGGCCGGCAATCGCCCGCGGGTCACGGCCAGCTCGATCTCGGCGGTGAGGATCTCCAGGTCGGCCCAGATCGTGTCCGCCTGCAACCGCTCGAACATCTTCACCGCCGGGCCCTCGGCCACCATCGTCGAGCTGTAGTTGGCGTTGCTGGCGTCGCTGGAGAGCATGAACTCGGGCATCACCAACCGGGAGGCGATGGCTCGCAGCTCGGCCTGCAAGGCCTGGACGTACTTCCCCACGTCGAGCCCCTTGGCGGGGAAGTCGTACTGCGTGCCCGGGCCGGTGTCGATGATCGTGCCCGGCGGATATTGCCGGTAGGTCCGCGTGTTGCCGGTGACGTTGTTTTGCACCTTGGCGTCGGCCTGGTCGGAGACGTACTGCTGGATCGTCGCCTGGGCGCCCTGGACGTGGGTGCGGACCATGGCGATTGCCGACTGGATCTCCGAGACGGTGCTCATGTTGCGGAGGATCTTCGCCGCTCGCGTGAGGTTCTTGCGGACCGGGTAAAAGACCGGCACGCCCCGCGGGACCACCAGGTCGACGTTGGCCTTGCGGTGTTGGACGTCGGCGGCCGGCACGGGTTCGGAGCGTGTGCCTCCCGGCTGCTGGACATGGTACGCCTCGGGCGTCTCGGCGTCGCCGGCGGCGAACTCGATCCCGAACCGGGCGGTCATGTTGCTTTGCGGGTTGGTGACCAGCTCCGGCTCGATGAACCTCACCTCCAGTCCGGCTGGTGTGATGAACTTCCGGATGAAGGCCTCGCCGTCACGGTCCAATCGCCGGCGGGTCTCCTGTTGCCGCAGGTGCCAGCGGTTGCGGGCGATGAACTCGGAGACCACCCCATCCACCGCGTCGATCAGCTCGTCCGGCGGCTCTTGCCCCGCGCGAGCGATCACCTTGTAAGAGTGGCCCTCGCCGATCACGTAGCTGACACGGTTCTCCAGGGCGTTGATCGCGAACTCGTTGGTGAGTGCCAGGTGGCGGCTCTGGTTGCGGAGTTCGGTCAGTTGGCTCTCGGTGGTGTAGGCCAGCCCGGCCGACCAGGTGGCGGTGGACCCGGTCTGCCCCAGTGCTAGCCGCCCGTCGATGTCGAGCATCTCCTCGTCGCGGACCAGCTTGTCCCAGAGGTCGAGTTGGGCCTCCATGAATCGCATCTGGCGATCCGCTGCTCGGATCTGGATTTCCTGAATCGTCGGCATGTCACGCCTCCACCTTTCCGGCGGCCTCCATGGGCAGCCTAATGGCCATTTCCAGGCCGTCTGGCCCGTCGTCGTGGTCGCCTAGCGGGAAGTCGCGGAGCTGGTCCACCAGCAGGTGGCAGCCCGGCGAGTCCGCCTTGAAGCGGATCGTCCGGTTGGCCAGGTACACGCCCAGCCGGCGGATCCGCACGACCTTGTTGACGCGATTGAACAGTTTGTAGACGTGCCATTGCAACCCGAATTGCTGGCCGGTCACGCGTTCGAACTCGTGGACGAGCAGTTCCTGGAACTGGTTGGCCTCGAACCCGAGCATGTCCGGCTTGTGCCGCGAGCAGAAACGGATCGTGTCGGTGCAGATCTTGTGGGGCGGCCGCCGCTCCAGGTCGGCGTCGACGTAGACCAGGCCGTTCTTCACGCCCACGAAGATGATCGCCGAGTAGTCACCCTGCTTGTCGCTCTTGCCCTTGCTCGGGTCGACGCACACGACCCGCAGGTCGAACGACTCGGGCCACTGCTCCGGCGGGCACCATATCCATGGGCCGAAGTGCGACTCGTCCCACTCCGCCCCGCCGGCCTCTGCTGGGTCCTGCTGGTAGAGGGCGGCGAAGGCTTTGGCGTCTTGCAGCCGGGCCTTCTCCAGTTCGTCGGCCGGCATGAAGTCGGGCCAGAGGGCTTGGCCGGGCTGGCGGGTGTCGTCGGGGTGGGTCGGCTCCTCGTGGGTGCGGATCGCCGGCAGTGAGAGCACCTCCCACTGATCCGCCTCGCGCTCGGCCTGTTGCCGCAGTAGCCGGCCCGCCAGGTCATCGCGGTGCCATCGCGTGTGCGTCAGGAGTATGCTCGCATCGCCCGATCGCCGCGTGTAGAAGTCGTTGGCGTACCAGTCCCAGACCTTCTGGCGGTACCGCGGGCTGTCGGCCTCCTCCCGGCTTTTGAAGGGGTCATCGATCACACCCAACGTGAATCCCATGCCGGTGATCGCCCCGCCGACGCCGGCGCTCCGTAGGTACCCACGATGCTCCACGACTTCGAATAGGTCCGTGGTCCGCTTGAAGGCCGCCCGGCTGTCGCTCTTGGCGAAGCGGCCCGGGAGCGTGGTCTCGGGGAAGAGCCGCCGGTAGGCTTCGCCGTCCATCACCCGCTGCACGTCGCGATTGAGCGATTGGGCCAGCTCGGCGGTGTGCGAGCAACCGATGATCCGGGCGGTCGGGTCGCGGCCCAGGGCGTAGGCCGGCAGCATCCGGCTGACTAGCTCGCTCTTGCCGTGCTGCGGAGGCATGAAGACCATCAGTCGATTCAACTCGCCGGCGATCAGCCGGTCCAGGTAGGAGCAGAGCAGGCGGTGGTGCCAGTTGACGCGATAGGACGGCTTGACGTAACGCGTGAAGGCCAGCAGGTCACGGCGAGCCTTGCGGCGGCTCAAGAGCTCCCGGGCCGCCTCCGCCGGCGATACGCTCAAGTTCGTCATCGGTAAGTTGCCCCGCGGCCAGTGTGATCGGTGAGCCGCCCGGTCCGCTTAGCTCCGAACGGGTCGGGGCGTCCAGGCCCAGCAGGTCGGCTCGCCGGCGGATGCAGTCCAGCACGCGGGCCAGAAACGTCGGGTCGCCGGCCTGGCCCTCGGTCTTCTCCGTCTCCTCGGTCCCGTTCTCGGTTTGCTTCGTGGTCCGGACCTGCCTGTCCTTGAGCGATCGCTTCCAACCACGCCAGGCCTCGCGCTCGACGATCAGCAGGCGGGCCAGCTCTTTGCGAACCCACTCCTCGCGTGCGTCGATCGCGATCTCTTGCCAGCGAGCGTGGATCCGCTTCAGGTCGCGACTGACCGTCGCCTTGCCCACGCCCAGCTTCGCGGCGATCTCCTCCTGGGTCAGGCCGGCTAGGTAGTGCTCGGCGACCTTGGCGCTCCGCCGAGCGATCTCCAGTTTTCGCTGGTTCTTGTGCATCCGCTCATTGATCAGCCGAAGATCAGTTCGAGTTCGTACTGGTCGCCGACGGTACCGGCGAGCTTCAGGTTCTTCGCCGAAGCGCCGATCTCCGGCGAGCCGTCGGCGAACTCCATGGTCAGCCGGCCGCCGGCGGGGACGGTCACTTCCTGGCTGGCGCCGAAGGGGTTGTAGGCGTTGCTGTCGCCCGGTCCGATGGTCACCGAGCCGTTGTTGGTCGACGGGTTGTGCAGCCGCAGCACTTGCAGCTTCAGCCCCGAGGCGGAGAACTCGCCCTGGATACCCTGTACGGCCGTCAGGTCGATCGCCAGCTCATCGGTGTCCAGCGGGGCGCCCGAGGACGAGGACGAGCTCGAACTGCTGCCGGCGATCTCCGGCTGCCAGGCGGCGGCCTTGGTGGCCGGTGGCGTGCTGGTGGGGGTGAGCGTGGTGGCGGCATCGTTGAAGCCGGCCGACTTGACCGAACTGGACGCAGCCGGGGCGTTGTCCAGCGACTCGGTCGTCTCCAGCGAATTGCGGATCTTGACTTGCGAGATGGTGGCCATCGTGGGCTCCTATTCGAGCATGGCCCGCACGGTCGGACAGGATTCGACCAGCGAGCGAGCGGTTTTGACGTGTGACATGAACACCCCATACGTGTCCGGATCGTACCAGTCAATGTCGGCCGCGCCCTCGATGGCCTGGGTGAGCAGCTGCCAGAGTTGCCATTCGTTCTCGCCCATGCCGGTCCGGCTCGGCGAGACGGGCTTGGGCGGCTCGGCGGCCTCCCAGGGCATGATCATGGTGCCACGGTGGCGGTCGGTGCTCGTCTCGTCGAAGAGCACGGCCACCTCATGGTTGGGGTAGTTTCTCCGGATATGATCCAGCATCTCGGGGTCGCGGACGCAATCGATCAAGATATGGGTGGCATCGGCCGGATCGGTGCAATTCTCGGCGACGGTCAGGAACCCGGCGGCGACCATGCCGCCCGGCGGCAGCCCGTAGACGCGATGCTCCGGCCGGTCGACCAGGGCCAGCCGGGCAGCCACGTCGGACCACTCGCAGAGAGTGATCGGGTGTTCGTGCTCGGAGTTCTCGATCAGCTTCATCGGCGGGCCTCTAGGCTGGACATGCGTCGCTCGAGTTCCTTGATCTCCGCTTCGTGGCGCGAGCAGTCGGGCACGCGGACCGAATCCCGATCGAACAATTCCCGGACCATCAGCTCCATCGTGCTGACCTTGGTCGTGAGGATCGCGA